CCTCACTTAGAGGATCTCACAGCATTGCTCAAATATCAGACACGGTTGTTGCCCTCGAAGTCGATCAACAGGCCGACTCTGGAAGAAAACTTACGACAGTTAGAGTCCTTAAAAATCGCTATTCAGGCGAAGTTGGTAGAGCGTGTGAACTAGGTTATGATTTAAACACTTGCAGATTTACTGAAAATGAAACTACGGAACCACCAGTTTTCAATCCAGCCACAGATTTTTGATGGCGGATATGAACATCCATGGTATAAGCATACGAATAATAAATTAATTAGACCTAACCCACCTACTAAGGAAGCAATTGAAAGAGCTAAATTCGTTGACAAAACCTACCACTGGCGTAGGGACGGTGATACTAGACCTAGAAAGCAACGGGTTGCTAAATAAAGCATCACGTATACACTGTATAGTGTTGAAATGGTGTGAAAATGATACAATAGAGACATTCAATGATGAAAGGTATTCAGACAATGCGAAGGAGTTACCGATGGGTAATCGTTCAATCACAACAGCCATATCGCACCTCGAGGTTGCCGATACTGTTGTTGGTCACAATATCATTGGGTATGATTTACCTCTTATCAAAAAGCTTTATACTTACTTTACTTACCCTCCTGTTATTGTTGACACTCTGTTGTTATCTAGGTTATATCATCCTAACTTATATGATATAGATAAGAAGCATGAATGGAAAGATATGCCAACTAAATTATATGGATCTCATTCTCTTGAAGCTTATGGCTACCGATTAGGTCTACGTAAAGGAGACTACGGTAAAGATACAGATTGGAAAGAGTGGTCGCAAGAGATGCAAGATTATTGTGTACAAGATGTTAAAGTTACAGAGAAGTTATGCGAACACTTCCACCCTTACCTGCTTGGCTCACATTAGAGCATCAGGTCGCACAAATACTCACTGAACAAGAACAACATGGATGGTATTTTGATGAAAGAGCTGCAAGGCAGCTTGAGTCTGCTCTCCGAAGAGAGTATGAAGACACTACGCAAGTATTACGAAACAGGCATCCTTTCGTCCAAGGAACAGAATTTACTCCTAAACGAGCTAATCGAACAAAAGGCTACGTTGCGGGCGCTAGATTCACTAAATTAAAAGAGCTTAATCCCACCTCAAGGGATCATATATCATGGATCTTACAAACACATTATGGTTGGACGCCTACATCAACGACATCGACAGGGAAGGCAGTAATAGACGAAACAATACTCAAAGATATTGGAACGGATATTGCTCTAGCTTTTCTGAAACTACTGGATCTGACGAAGCAGTTAGGGATGATATCAGAAGGCGTGAACGCATGGCAGAAGCTTGTTACGACGTCTAGTAGAATCCATCACCATTGTTCAGTAGCTACATCTACATTTAGATGTGCTCATCGTAAACCAAATTTATCCCAAGTACCTTCAAATGAAAACTTTAGGAAACTTTTTACGGCATCCCCTAACATGGTTATGTGCGGTGCCGATCTTAGTGGTATTGAGCTTAGAATATTATCCCATTATCTTGCGAGGTATGATGGAGGACGCTATGCGGAAATCCTTATCAACGGAGACATTCACCAAACAAATGCCGATAGAATTGGAATCACCCGAAGTCAAGTCAAAACAGTTACCTACGCCTTCCTCTACGGAGCTGGCGATACCAAAATAGGACATAGTTATGACAAACAGCTTCCCGCTGACAAGGCGGCAAAGAAGGGTAAAGAAATTAGAGCAGCGTATATTGCAGCCATTCCAGGTCTTAAAGAACTCCTGGAAGCAGTACACAAAGCTAGTGAGAAGGGTTATGTCTTGGGGATTGACCGAAGACGAATCCTCGTTGACTCTAAACA